CCGCCAACTTCTAATCCTTCTGGTAATTTTCTTACTTTACTATACCCTAAACTCATATTCCCATAAACTTTCAAGCCTTTTGGTAGTGAGGTTATGTTTCTATTTGATAAATGCAAATCACCTTTAACATTCAAATCTTCTTCTGTTAATGGCATATTATTTTTCATTTTCCAAAATAATGGTAAATTTTGTTCACCCTTTTCTTTTATAAATTCAAATATCTTTCCTAATGTTGCTATTTCCATTTTATTTCAAATAACTATCAAGTTTGTTCATTAATTTTAATATATTAGTTGAGGGGTCAATTTTCTTTTCTTCTTCTAGTTTTTCATCATACTTATGCCTATCTTCCTTATTTGAGAATAGGTATGCCCCGGGTGTTGATGGTGATGAAACCAAATCAAAACAAATCAATTCAAAATCATCTTGAACCTCATTTTTCTCCCCAACTTTTTTAAGTGATCCAACCCCCCTAGAACTGATTCCTAGGCTCACTCCTTGCCTCATTAGGTTTGCTGCAACATCACCCTTGGTTGATACAATACCCCTCTCATGGAAGCCAGGTGAGGTTAATAGCAATAATTTACCCATTAGAATATTATTATCCCACCAAATTTCTGTTATTAAGTGGGCAACTCTATCTAAGTCAATTAAGGATGATTCTGGGTGGTTTAATTCTGATGTTGATAAACCTTTTTCAATAATCTTTTTATATCTTTCTGCTTCCCTTTTTAATATCTTTTCAGGGTATGTTCTACCATTTCTATTTGGTACATCATGCTTTTGCAATACAGCATAAAATTCAAAAGGTTTGCTATAATCTAATTTCCTATTTTCTTTTATTAAATCAAGGTTCAACTCATCTTTTGGATTAACCCACCCAGCATCCATCTCAATTAGAATACCATGCCCTATTTCATTTGCTTCAAGAAGTCTTAATTCTTTCATATTATATTTTAATATATAAATATTAAAATATTTTGTTTTAAACAGATAAATCCTTTTTTGTTATAAAAAAGTCAAAATATTTGTTTTTTGAAATGTTTTTGTTGTAAATCTCTTTTATGATTTTCCTAACAGATTCCTTTAATTCAGTAGATTTGAATAACACACCATCCTTAACAAATAATGTTATTTCAAGATTCATAAAAGATTTTTTATCAAGGGATATACCACTATGCCTAATATCCAAATCAACTATGGTTGATTTGTGGAATAAATCCAAATCATTGGCATCCAATATTGTGTGTTTAATATCCCTTGATTGGGTGCATACAATTTTCCTCCAATTGCTATAATCATCCTTGGGACATACCCAAGATTGTATATTAATATATATTGATTTTAATTCAACATAATCAATTGTCCCATAAAAAACCTTTAAATTATTAAATAATCTAAGCCTTATTTTTTTTCCATTCTTCATTCGTTGTTAATTGTTTACATAAAAATAAACAAAAACAATACAATTATCAAATTAAATTATCCGTTTAATGATTTATTTAATGATTTTATCTCATAATAATTCAATATATCAAACTTATCAGATTTAACTTTTTCAATAGCTTTTAATAATTTTTCCTTAACCTCAATATTTGTTTCAGTTAAAGTTAACTCAAATAGTTTTTTTTCTGTATCCTCTTTCAAAGAAAGGAAATCAGTATTTAATTTAGTTTTGTCTTCCTTCAATAAAGATAAGATTTCTTTTTTTGTTTCCTCATTCAAAGAATTAATATATTCATTAACCTTATTATTAACAACTTTAACCATTGAGCTTATTGGTATATTCACCTTGTTCTCATTAACTGCAATAGGTTGCATTAAAATCTTTAAAACACTTCCCCTAATAACAACCAATTCATCAAGATTGTTTGTTGTTTCATATATTAATTTATCAATATTTTCATATTGATTTTCATTAACCTTATTTAATATTACAGGTATTTTTGATTTTCTTATAAGTTTTTTACCCCAATCAATGCCTTCATCCAAATATGTTCTGGCAGCAGATTCACTTAAACCCCTTGGCTTAGTTAAATCCCCATATAATACATATAATTTTGATAAACTCTTATCACTTAATATATGTTTTTTAAAGTTTTTAATATTTTCTTTAAAAATCTTTTTATCTTTCACTGATTCAGAAAGATTATTTTCAATAATTGTTTTTACTTTACCAAATTTCATACTTCTTTTTTTTATATAAATACCATTAACCTAATAACTTTTTTAGTTCATCTTCCAAATCACCCAAAGATTTTTGACCTTTTGCAAATGGAAAATAATTTGACCCATTAATTTTATTATTTTCAACCAAAATATTTAGATTATCAAATCTTGATTCTGGTGCTAAACCTGGTTCTCCTGGTGGTGGCATTTCACCCCCTCCTGGTGGTGGCGGTGGTGGCGGTGCACTCATATCCATTCCTCCCATATCCATACCACCCATATCCATTCCTCCCATATCACTTGGTGGAGGCACAGCACCTGCTGTTGGTGTTCCACCTGAAACTGAACCATATAACTTATCAATATTGTCAAACAAACCAGTCTTCTTGATGATAAGAGGTGTTTGTTTTAATTCCTCACCAACTGCTTTCTCAATTCTTTGTTGTTGTAAATCCAATCTAATTTCTTCATCTGAAAATCCAAAAATATGTTTCTTTGCCCAAGTTGCTGAAACTGGGGCAATCCCTGTTCCGGGGTCTGACACAGCATCACGATATAATCCAATTTTCTCTTTCCATATATCAATTTTTAATAAATCAGATTGTGTGGAAGGATTTGTTAAACCTAATGTAAAGTTTGATATCTCATCCTCAAAACCCAATAAGAATAAATGTATAATAGCAATTTTATTCAATTCGGATATCATACATTTTTGTATTCTATTTATTGTTCTTGCAAATCTAATGTCTTGTAATGCTAAAGTTTTTCCTTCACCAGCCACATCTTCAAAACCCAAGAATGTTTTTGGTATTCTTAATGCTGTAACCAATTTCATTTGAATGTATTCAATATCTGCTATTTCTCCAAGATTTCCCGCACCTGCTAAAGTTTCAATTGGACTTGCTTGACTTGGATCTCTAACTGGAACAAAATAATCTTGGTCAACAGCCATTTGATTATATCTCATATCAACATTTCCTGTTTTGCTATCAACAATTTGCTCCCTCTTGAATTTATTTGCAACACGTTGTACATATGCCTCAACATCATTATCATCCATATTACCAACAAACACTTTGAATACCCTACGTTCTGGTGCTCTTGATGTTCTATATATTAACATAGCATCTTCTGCCAATAAAAGTTGTTTCCAGATACGCCTTGCTTTTTCCAATAAAGATGTACCATAAGGTAATTTTCTATCATCCCCCAATATTCTAAAGTGTGCTATTTCCCAAGGCTGAAATTCCATCTGTTTATTTTTCCACTTGAATTTAAGGGATTGATTTTCTGATGACATCTCCCCATAATTTGGTGATTTTTCAGCACTACCTGGTTCCAATCTTTCAATCTCAATATTTGGTAATTGATTGCATCCAACAATCCCTTTTTCTGGATCCAACTTTAAATAGACAAAATTATCACCAAACTTACAACAGTTCCTAGTCCACATAGGTAATGATGTATTTATATCCAAAACATTATTAAATAAATCAGTTAGTACTGATTTAATTCTTTTTGATTCTGAATATATTTGTAACATATGACCATCTTCATTTGAAGTTGTTGATTCTTCTGCATATATATCTAATGCCGCCCCTATTTCTGGGGTGTTATGTGAAAATATTGTATCAGTTGCAAAATTCTTATAACCTGGTACTGTTAAATCATATACTGGGACAACACCATAAGGTTCAATAGAAATTATTTTATGATTAACAATATCTTCTTCAACAACTTTCTTTCTACCTGTCTTACCAACATCTAATCCATATGCTGTCATAAATGTAGTCCAATTCTTATACCCCCCAGTTTCAATGGTTGAAGATAATTTAGATATTGTTATACCTAATTTATTTGCAACATTTTTCATTAACTTTTCACTTCTTGCAGTTTCAACAAGTAAATCCCAAGGAATTACTCTAAAATCCACAAGTTCATAATTTTCTGATTGTTTGAGGTATTTTTTAATTCCATA